ACCAGTTGAGCCGGAAGATCCGGTTGAACCAGAAGAGCCAGAAGTTCCTGCCGAACCAGAAGACCCAGTTGAGCCGGAAGATCCGGTTGAACCAGAAGACCCAGAAGTTCCTGCCGAACCAGAAGACCCAGTTGAGCCAGAAGAACCACTTGATCCAGAAGAACCGCTTGTTCCGCTTGTTCCTGAGGTTCCCGAAGTGCCAGAAGTAGTTGATCCGGTTCCAGAAGTAGAAACAGGAACCCAAGCACCATTTACCTTAGCATAAATAATTAAAGAATCTGATGCTGTAAATTCAGCGCCATCCATTACTTGCGATAATAGAGTATTTTTTTCAGCCTCTAAGCCAAAAAATCTATCTCCTGCATACCTTATAATAGCCATATTTATTCTTTAACCTTTCGATATATTACACTTTTTTGTCTTGGCATCGTATTTATAGACTTCGGGTCTTTGTTATTGTATTTATAAAAGAAAGAGTTATAATTTTTATTTACTTGTTGGGGCGAAAATTTTGAACTATAAATTGATACTCTATAAATATAACCTTCAAAATAATAAGGCAGTCTAGATATCAATGGGTAATGACCAAAGCAGATTGCTGCATTTTGATCATCTACTAAATTTATGATATCTGGATCAAAGCTGTATTGATAAACTGCGGCTAATTTTGGAGAGCCCAACTTTAATTGAGCATTCTCATCAACAAAAGAATTTGTTATTTGACTTCTTGTGTCGTACACTAAAGAGTAAGCTCCAAAAGAAGAAGCAGTAGACCTGTATAAATAATATCCATTTGCATTATCTACTGTTTGCCAAGATAGCTGTATAGATTTTCTTACCGAGTCTACAGGAACAGAAATTATAGCAGAAGCTTTTGACTCACCATAAGAATCATAAGCAGAAACACAGTAAAATTGATTGGTCTGACTTAAGAATCCTGCGTTTGATGTGTTGCCAGTATTACCGACTACTTTTACTGAAGATTTTATGTTTGTAGCAGCGAGTCCAATTGGGGGACTAAGAATAGAGTTTATCGTTACATTTAATTTTTGGCTATTTACATATATTTCTACTTTTGAGCCAGACACTAAATTGACATTAATGGCAACAACTAAATGATATAAATTATTTAACTCAATTGCTTGATCAGAATAGCCTGATAAAATTGTGTTGCTCGGAGAAGTGAAAGAAAAGTAAACTCTCTTGTCTTGTATGTAAATCAATTGTGGATAGCCCGAATTCTCTGTGAAATATCCTCCTGAATCCCCCGCTGATCTGGCGAATAAATAAGCTTTTCTAAAAGAAGAAGCTGTTTGCTTGAACCAGAAATCATAAGTTTGAATTTTTGAGCTTCCTATTGAAAAAGTTTTACTTTGATTATAGTTTAAATTTACATCTATTACTCCGCCATCTGTAGAATTTGTTTTATTACCAAAGAGTACAAATGAAGAAGAATCAAACATTGCATTTGTTAAATTAGAATCATTTCCATTACCAGTTAAATCTACTAGAGAAGCGTATGCGGAGCGCGAAGATGAGGTAAATTTGGTAGGATGAATTATTCCTTTGAACATTGGTTTGTTTTTCTCAAACTGCATGTTCTTATATAAAATATACCCACCATTTAAATTTGTGCCATTCAATTCAGACCTTGTTGGATCAAAGCATACAGAATAAGATTCAGATACATTATTTGATCCTGAATTTCCAGAATTTCCAGAGGAGCCAGAAGTACCTCCATTTCCTGTGTTGCCTGTATTGCCAGAATTGTAAGAGCCAAGGATGCTTATTTTGCCGCCAAAGTAACTAGAAGAAGCATTTCTAGATCCATAATAAATTGATGATGGAGCATCATAAGGCACGGTAAATAAAGCATAGCCATCAAACCCCTTATTTCCATAATAAGAAAAACCATTTGAATAAATATTTGATCCTGCACCAGAAGGCCCAGTAGACAAATAAAATTCGTCATTTATATTGGTAGAATTTGATTGCGTAAAAGCGTAAGTTGCCCCTTTGTATAGGAATAAGTTTCTGCCTTGGGAGTTTCCAACTACAAATCCTTGAGCTGAGCCAGAGCCATAAAACGGATGCGATCCAGAAATTTTTGTAGCTACAGAAATTTCAAAAACGGTTGCGTTTTGATTTGTTGGCGAAGAAACTGAAGGGACAAATATCTTTTCCTGTATTGTTTGCCAAGAGCCTTTGTTATTGAAGTCGTAGTTTTTTGCTACTGTAGAAAAAGTCCCTGTCAAATTTGGAGTCAAACTCAATACAGAGGCAGATCCAGTTCTTGGGTGCCCAGTAGATACATAAGCATCTACAGAAACAGTATAAGTCTCTCCTCTTATTATGTTGATTTGAAATCCGTGCTTGTTGCTGGTAGAATCAGTTTGGGTAGAAACATAATTGTATTTATAAATTGAATCTGAAACATTAAATGGGCCGGGAGCATTATCAAAAAAAGTCCCTTGTCCACTTATATTTTGATAATAGTCTAATTTATAAAAAGCTCTTGCAGGGTTCGTGGGCTTAATAGCAAAACCAGAATTTTCAGTTGGCTGAGAAAATAAATTTACAGTTGGCTCGCCGCCATAAGACTTGTCATAAACGTCATACAATAAAACGCAAGAACTAGCGCCAGCATCTACTGTTCCATAAGAGATATTCATACTAGTAAGAACCTGTGTAAATCATAGAAGAGATTATGCATTCTATGTTATTTGGTTGCATTATTTTTGTTACAAAGAAATCTCCAGTTATGGTGCCTAATCCACTTGCGTAGAAAATTTTGTTATCTATAAACTGAGTAAATAAAAGCCCATGTTGCCCACCAGGATTTGAATAATTTCCAGAGTAAGGCAAAATATCAATTTGATTAAACCCTACTCTATTAGAAAAAGTTTTTGAACCGCTAATTGTTTGATTGTTGGAAGTAGTATCTACAAAATTACTTCCAGAAGTAGAAAAAGAAGACTCTAAAGAAGAAATCCTTGCGCTGAGTAGCCCGCTAGAGTTTGTAATTTTAGAATCTAGCGCTCCGCTTGCACTTAATATTCCAGAATTAAAAGATTGAGTTTGCCCACTTATTATTCCAGAAACTTCATTTTGTAAACCAGTCGTTAAAGATATTGAATAGTTTACGTTTTCAGAAACTGTTGAAAGATTTACATTTGTAGTAAATAACTGGCCGCTTAAAGAAGAGACTTCTGATTGCAAAAAAGAACCAGTGGACTGAGTTTGCGCGCTCAATGCTACACTGGTGCTAATTAAGGAAGAATTTAAATTTCCGCTTACTGTATTTAAATTGCCACTAAGAGCAATAAAACTTGCGTCAGACGAAACAGAAGATATGTATCCAGATGGGTTATTATTAGGGTAATAATTAGGATCTCCTACTTGCCTTACAAATCCAGAAAAATCAACCTGATCTACTTGTTTTACTCTTATTAGATTGCCCATCTACTAAAATTACACAGATTATCTACCTTCGGACAATATCTTTATTACTTCTTTGCTTGTTTTCTTGGAGCTCGCCTTCTTTTCTGTGGGTGTATTGTAGGCAAGAGTATATTTCAGGAATTCTCTCTCTAGTCTAGCTACTAAAATTTCATGGTTGTCAGTCGGCAGAACTCCTATGTTTATAGCATGAGCTTGTATGTCTGATCTATTTAAGGACTTTAGATAGCCCTTGTACTCCTCTAAGCTGTGAGTTCCATATTTACTCAGTCCAGTGTCGCCCCAAAGTTGATCTAGAGTAGTAGGCTTTCCTTTTTCTTCTTTGGCGTCTATTTGCTTTAAATCTTTAAGAGAATTCTTTTTCTTGCTCATGTTAAGTTATATGTTTTAAATGTCTCTATATCAAATAAAAAACCCGCCGGGTTGCCCCAGCGGGTAGTTTGAATTTTGCCTAGATTAGACGATAATACCAGATAGAGCACGGGCATCGATGCAGATGCGGCCCTCTTCTAGAGATCCGTAGAATCCAGCCTTGTCGCTGCGTTGGATGAACTGGTCATCAGGCATGACGTTGAATTGGCTTCCAGTATCTCCAGCGGTAGCAACAGGGCGGATTAGAGCTCCTCTGCTGTTGTCAACACCAACAAGAATTTGGTGAACAGAGGGGTCGAATGATGTTGAGAGAGTAGTAGTCTCAGAGATGTAGTTATCGAACAAGATGTTGTATTTCTTGTTCAATCCGAGTTCGATTAGCTCAACAATGTTGACACCAAAGATCTCTTGCATACCAGCGTTGCGATAAATCTCTTCTCTCATATTGTCAGGAAGAGCAATACCAACGTTAGTATCAGAAGTTCCACCGTAGCCCTTAGTGGTGTTTAAGGGGTTGTAAGCAAAGGCGCGAATCTTCTCTTTGATTTCGGGAGAAACATAGAGATCAGTCATTCCAGTGCTGTAGGGATCTAGAGCAGTACCACCAGCCCATGATTCGTTGATGCGCTTAATGCGAGTCATGGCTTTGTTTAGGTCATCTAGCTTGAATTGGCCTAGAGTTCCAGCGGCGATATAGTGCCTGAGAGCGCTCAATCCTTGAGGAGTAGTAGAAGCTTCTCCGAGAGCCTTCAAAATTACAGACCAAGCATTGCGCTCTTGCTTGACTAGAATTTCTTGAGCCATACGCTCAACAAGCTTAGCGATAATGTCCAAGCGGGCTTGGCGAGCATATCTCTTGTTAATAGAAACAGCGCTATCTAGACGATAGGTAGCAATCTTGACCTCTTGAATCGCAGAGACATCTTGAGCAGTAGGCAAGCCACCAGCTAGAGTTTGTGACCAAACGCTAACGTAGCCATTTTGTAGCTCATTGTAGTATAGATCGAGAGGATAGCTAGGAGAATCATTCTCGTCGAATGGAGCGTCGGTAAAGATTTGACCAGCGGTTCCAGCTTGTAGAATGACTCTTTGAATTACAGGTCCGAGGAAAGCTGCAAAAGCTTCAGAAGCTTCAGCAGAGACCATCTTGTTTTTAGCTCCTAGAGCCTTGATTAGCTCAACTTGCTCTGGAGTATTTTTTAGTTTGATTCTCATGTTAATTATTCCTTATGGATTATAGAGCCAACTTAACTAGGGTTTCGTTGTTGGTATCAGCAGCTCCAAGGAACTTGCCGATAGCTACGTTAGCAATTCCGCTTCCAGTAGAAGCAGTAATTTGTCCAGAAATACCAGCGTAAGCAGTACCTCCAACAGTGGGGGTTCCGAGGACTCCTTGAATTAGGAAAATGCCACGGGTAACTACAGGCACAGCTTGTCCAGGAATTACAGCTTGCAATTCAGCAGCTTTGCGAGGACGATACTTGAGTAGTTCTCCGTTTTCATCTACGTCTTTTACATCATAAAGAGTGAGACCGATGGGGGTTTCGCCAGTGGTAGAAGCAACAACCTTAGCGGTGACTCCATAACGTTGAGAGACAACGTTAGTAGGAGCAAGAGTTCCGGCGCTGCCGATATACTCTAGTCCGCCACCAATCTCTTCTCCAGAGTTGTAGTTCTTCCATCCGGTTGCGATTTTTACCAAAGTACCTTTGGTAACATTAATTGAACCAGCAGTTAATGCGGTTGTGTCGTAAGAGAACAGATTCAATACATCATGTTCATTGTAGTCTCTAAAAGGTCTTAGTTTATAAGCCATATTATTATTCCTTTATTTATTTTGTCAGTGATTATTTGACTATGAAACCGTCATAGTCGAAAGCTTTCTTGTATTTAGCGTAAAAAGAATCTTCAGAAGCAGTAGAAGTAATGGGGATATCAATTACAGGCTTTTCAGCTCTATCAATAGCAGCTTCAATTACAGAAGAAGCCTTTGATTTCATATCTTTTTTACTCTCTTCTTTTTTCTCGTCGTCTTGTTTGCCTTGTTTCTTCTCGGCCATTTCGTCGTCTTTATTCTTGGAAGAACCTTTGCCGCCTTCGAAATTGTCGTGTTGATCAGTGGTCTTGATGTCTTTCTTTTTGCCCTTCATAAAGACAGCCATCTTATTCTTGTAAGCGGCGAAAGATTCGTCGTCTAAGTTAGCAATATCATTAGCTAAAATTTGACGAGTATCAGAATCCAAGTCATATTCTTGGTCAAAAGCGGACATTCTTGCATTAAAAGTCTCAGCGGCAGCAGCCTTTTGCATTTCAGCTTGAGCAGTCTCTAAAGAATTCTTAAGAGTAGAGACCTGATCTTTTAGGGCGGTGTGTTCAGCTAGCAAAGTCTGGTGATTCTCTTGAGCAGCTTTCAAAGCAGTTTCAACAGAAGACTTTTCTGCGGCAAATTGCTCAGAAGCGGTCTTGAGTTCCTGTTCGATAAAATCAGCTATTTGAGAAGCAGTAATTTGCTTCAGCGTCTCTTCGGTAATGTCTTTAGCACTATTAATTTTCATAGTTTCTTCTTTTGTATTACTATTTACATTTAAATTTGGATTTTTGGAAATATTTTCTTCTATAATTTTCATGCTGGCCTCCATTTTGTCGGTAACAATTCCTTTTACATCAGCAGCAGGCGCCTCGGTGATACCGATTCCAAGAGGCACAACTTTTCCGACAACCTTTCTATACAAAGACTGAGTTTTGTTGACTCTACCAGATCCGCCCAGTGCCTTTAAATGGCATTTTAGCGTATCTACTTCTTTGGGGTCAGAAATTTCTATTCCATCTTCAATATTTTTAGACTCTCCTTCAATAGCTACCAAGTTATATTCATTAAAGCCAAGCTCCCAGCTTGCGCTTATTTTTTGATAGTTTTGGCTAGATGAGTCCGCAGAATCCTCAATAGTATTTGCTAAATTGGGATTAGCTATTTTCCAAATAACGCCGCCGAGGGTGATGTTGTATGGACCTTTTAGATCTTTTACCTGATCTTCCGTAAGAGGAATGTCTGATCCGAACTCACTGAACCCGGCAGTTAAAATTACTCCAATTATTTTTTCTCTGTTGTGCTCAACATTAATTGGTTTATTTATGAAATCTTTATATATAGAAGCAGCTGATTGGGAATCAATGACATCTCCATTTTTATTTACTCTATTTACAACAGCAGCATTAAATGCAATTGGTAATAGATCAATATTTTTTTCTGTATCTATATTAGGTATAAATTCGGATAGCTCTTTAGAGGAAGCTATTGCCAAATATTTGTCTTTTTCCTCCGATACTAGAGGTCTTACTATGAAACTAAAGCTTGTTTCGTAATTAAAGTTCATACCATTTTTCTTTAGAATCTTGCTGTTCTAAATATAGATCTTCAGACCCAAGGAAATTGAAATCACCTACTCCTGCCAAATCAATAGAAGCTTTTGCAAAATCTTGTTGCTCTACTTGCCAATAGTCAGAAATGTCTAAAAATTTGGCATTCGCCAGAGACTCATCCATAGAGGCAGCGTTCTTTAAGTGCTCATTGCTAAGCATTCTTAAAAACAAATTAACTCTAGCCATAGAAAAAATTGCTATGCTTTTATCTAGGCTGTTTTCAGGACTAAAAGAATTAGCTGCTCTCTTGAATACTTTTTTAAGCATCGACAAATTAGCTTTTCTATCTTGTTCGCTATTGTGCGCTTTGACTTTTTGGCCTAGTATTTCAACTATTTTTTTAGAAAATGAAACAGCATCTTCAGAATTTTCTTGGCCTGCCTTTTCTCTTTGATTTTTTTCCTTAATGCTAGTTGCGTTTTTAGCATTTACCTCATGAGCAAAATCAACCAAATAGACCTTTTCCTTTTTAGAAGAATGTCCGCTGATGAAAATTTGCTCGTCTAGATTCATTTTATTTATAGTTACTATTTATATTACACTATTTTTTTTCAAATTTGACTAAAATTTAATATAGAAGCATGAAAAATATCAATTTGATGCTCTTCAGCAATCTGTTTTAGCTTAGAGATTCTATCTTCATTAGGTTTAAATGAGCCAGCAGCATAGTCTTTTATTGAAGAATTCCAGTTTTCTTTTTCTTCATTAGTAAATATATTTTTTGCCATTTCTTCTACCACTTGCTTTTGCTCTTCGCTTAAAATTTTCTTTTTGTGCTTTTTCTTTAAGAAATCTTCTATTTTGCCTTCTAGCTTTTCAAATTCTTTGAAAGCTTCAGATACTCCTTTGATAGAGTAAGAAGCAATAGCAGGAGCCTTTTTGCCTCCGCCAACAGGTGATACGCTCTTGGTAGATTGTGGAGTCTTTGATCCCACCGGCCTTCCTGTGTTAATGGCTCCTCCGCCAGCGGCTCCGGGACCAGAAGTAATTGGAGCGTATAGCCCTTCATTTTTATAGTCCAAAAACTCTCTCTGAGACTCTAAAGAATGTTCTTCGTCAGGTAATACTCCAGTATTTATCGCGGTTATGCCTTCTGCTGGAGTTAGCACTCCAATCTGCACAAGTTGAGCGCAGACTCTGTTCCAAACTGAGGTATCCTTGAAGTCCATCTCTTCAAAATGAGGAGTTGGGAAATTTTTGAAGCCCATATTTTGAGCGAGCCTCTTCATTTCGGGAATTAAAAAGTCATTCAATAAAGCTTTTCTTCCTTGATTTAATCTTTCCATGAAGATGTTGACTTTAGCATTTGTGCTGCTAAATTTTTGATCTCCAATCAATATGTTATTTAATCCCAATTGAATATCTTCATTTACAATTTGATATTTCTTTGGATCTAGAATTGCTCCAATATCAGGGATAACGAATTCTGCCTTAGTAGTGAAATCAGAAACAAGAACTTTGCCGACAGATTGGTTTTGGAACAAAGATTGCATAGCTTCAATATTCTTTTGATTAATATTGAGTGTTCCATTTTTCAACTCGCTTCCCATTGTGATTAGCAACACGGCTTGTTGAGTGGTTCTAGTTAAAGCCATGTCCATCTTTTTCATTTCTTGCTTCCAGTTGATGTCTTCCAAAACAGGAAAACCCATAGGGACAGCAAAAGGCTCATAGTCTTGCTTTTTATAAAATACTGCATTCACTCTATCCAAATCTAGAGGAAGAACAACGAAAGCTCCTGCTCCAGAATAGGCTTTTCTTTTGAGCTTAAGCATATTTTGCTCATCCAAGCTCTTCAATACGGCGCGATCTTCGTCAGTAGTCGGATTACGCAGTCTTTCCAACTCATAATCAGTTAAAATCTTGTAGTATTTTCCACCAACGAAAGAAATATTGCCGCCGTACTGAATATCGGCAGGGTTTAGTATCATGTACTTGGCAGGCAATACAACTCCTGATTGAGCTGCTGCATCTGATACTTCGCTGCCAAAAGTTTGAGTGATTTTTAGTACATCTTCAGCTTTTAGCTTGTAATCAAATCTATAGATAAAAACATTACCAGATCTGTAATACTCTCTAAAAAACTTATCTAAAAAATTCTCAAAATTAATCTTCTTAAAAAATGCCTCAAAGAACTCTCTGGACTTTTTATTTCCTCCAGTGAAATATAATTTACTGCAAGAAAATTCTGTCATCAAATCAATGATGTTTCTAAAAACAGAAAAATTATAATAAGCTTTCTGGCACAAAATAATAGCATCTCTTATGTTTAGAGTACTTTTGTTTACTACGTTGTGCGAATATTTGAATGGAACAAGTCCATAATCGATGTTGTGGAATCTGTCTGTTCGTTCTATTACTCCAGATAGATTTCTTCTAGCTGGCACAGAGTCCATTTCGCCAGTAGCGTAAGCCGTCATCATTGGCTTAATCTCTTTGACGCTTGCTTTGGCTTCTTCCATCTTTTTCTTTGGCTTCTTTGTCATTTTAAATCCTATATTATCATCAAGTAGCTGCCACTTCTATAAATAGTACCAGAAGGCAAGCTTGCTATTTGAGTTTCATTCGGTAAATTTTTTAATAAAACGTATCCAGAAATTCCGCTTAACGTAATTGAAGGTCTGGATGAATGCCCTAAAATTAAAGTATAGTCATCAAAAAGTTCTATCATGGGCAAACCTGCGGCATCAGCCACAGACCACAAGGAATTTGTAGAACCAGTTTCAGAATAAGTAACAAATGCTCCACCTGATCCGACTATCGAAACAGAACCCGACGAGCTAGATATAAAGATAGAACTTGGGGAACCTGATCCACTTAGATTTATCTTATTTGCGTAGATTGGTGAGTCGAAAAATTTCTTTCCTGTAAAATGGAAGTTGTCTCCACTGACTATTGAATTAACCTGAGAGGCGCTAGATGCAGCAGATATTTGAGAACTTAAATTTCCAGAAACTGTATTAGTGTAAGATGTAGAGTAGCCACTTAATGTATTAATTTTTGTGTCTAAAGTCCCACTTGCAGAATTTATTCCTGAACTTAGATTGCCGCTGACTGATACTACATATCCGCTAAGATTATTAATCCCAGAAGAAAGAGAGCTCCCTGTAGCTACTAATCTAGAATTTAAAGTTCCAGAAGCTGTGTCGGTATAAGCTTTTCCAAAAATTAAAGATTGATTTATGCTATCGTTTAAATTCCCTGAAAGAATATTTATATTTGAATTAATAGTGCCAGTGGCAGAATTAAGATCAGATTGCAGTAAATATCCAGATGGGTTTCCAAGCGTATAATAGTTTGAGCTTCCGACTTGCACAAAAAAGCCGGAAAAGTCAGACTGATCTACCTGCTTAACTCTTATGAGATTACCCATACTAAATTAAAATTACACTAAAACATTCTAGGAGTGAAAGTTTCTGTCACATTATTTATTTCTTGAGACATTATTTCATTATAACAATGCACCGCCCAATTAGCCAACATAAATGCTGAATAATTATCTTTCCTAGCTCTAGTAGCTGAAGAGCTTCTTCTCAAGTGCTGAGGTAAATCAAAATTCATCATGCCTCTGGAAGTGGCACTGCATTCTACAATTGCGCATTGCTTTTTTGTTTGATAAATAAAGTCGTCTTGATTTTCTATAAAGTCCAAAGGTGTCCATTCAGATTTTTCGGCATTAAATATTAAATCTTTGGGCAGAGGAATACCTATAGTTTCATTAAAGAAGGCTTCATTAGAGCATGTTCTAGAGGCGAAAAGTACTTTTTTGTAATCTATGCATGCTTGAAGATATTCGTTTCCTTTTCTTATGAAACTAGAAGAGAAAACTTGGCTAAATGCTATTCTATTTTCGCTTAAATTGTATTGCACTCTTGCGTTCTTAAGTTGCATAGCGTGCTCTTCACTTTCGGCGTCAGAATTGAAGTCTATGGTCTTGATATTTATTTTGTTATTTTTAAAATAATCTGATTGATTGCAGGTATCAATAAAAATATCAGATCCAGCGTTATCGCAGATGATCATGACCACATTAAAATAAGTCATGATATAAGAAAAATATTTTACATGGTTATTTAAATTACCCAAGCCAGCATATGTATGGACTAAGATTCCTAATTTATTTTCTTCATCTAATTCCATTACCGCTATTGCAAAATAATCAGCGTTTGGACTGTCGCTCATGTTTGGGTCAATTCCAACTACATATTTTTTACCGGGATTGCCTCTGATTAATGTATGAGGATACTCATCTTTAAGAGTACATTCTTCCATTTTCTTTGCGCTGAAATAACTATCTGAGCCGTCAGTAAATTGAGCGCAATATTCTCTCAAGAAAGCTGAATGAGAAGTTCCGCCACTTTGAGCCTCCTCAATAATTGTCTTGTCAATCATTTCTGGAGGCAGAGCTTCGTATCCAAGCTGAGAAACGAAATAAGAAGACTCTTCTTTATCTTGGGAAGTTATTTTATTTATCCACTCTTGGTAAGTCTTATACAAGTTTTCAAAGGTATAGCTGGCAGAAGACAAGGCTATCATTTTTGAATTGTTTATAAAGACCATCCTATCTTCTTCTTTCATCTTGCCTTCTTTAATAAGCAAGTCTTCCATTTCTCTAATGTCTATTCTCCTTTTCATGTCTTGAGGAGCCACAAGGAATGGCATCAAAACATTTTTAATTATCTCTTCTGGCAATAATAAAAATTCGTCAAGAACAAGAATATTTGCGCGAAAGCCACGAATCTTTTCGCCGCTCAAAGGAATTGCTCTTATTGAACCTCCATTTATATCCCACTCATACAAGTCATTTCTTTTACTCTTTGCTCCGAAAGCTTGGAATAATAGCTCCGCCCCTTTGGTCTCACTCATCTTTTCTATGTTGTTGAAGATGGCTCTAGCAGTTCTGAAAGTAGGCCCAGCAATTAATATTTTAGTATTTGGTTCAAATATACATTGCAACACACAATAAACGCTAGCAATAAAAGACTTGGCGCAACCACGACCCCAAACGCACATTGAGAAGTTTCTGTTAAACATCCCTTTAAGAGTAATCTCTTGATATGGGGAAAGTTTTATTCCTGTTAGTATGTAAGTAGAGAAATAAAGGTTTTGACGCAAAAATTTAACCAAAGATATCTTAGCTTCTTTGTCTTCTAATTCTCCTTCTAGCTTGGCAAATATCTCGTTGTAATTTTGAGTAGCTTTTTTGTATTTTGTTCCTTCTAGCCACATATTATAATAGTTTTAAGTCGTACATTAATTGCAAATCGTATTTTTTATATTCTCCATTACTAAAAAATATTTTTTTCATTACCCTGACCGACTCTTCTCTACCATCAACAAACAAAAATTGCGTATTTGGATATTTTTGGATTATTTCTCTAACATTAAAAAACACAAATTCAGGAGTAACTTTAATTTTCTTAGATACATAATTTAAATGATTAAAACTCAAGCACTCTTGGAGAGGTCTTTCTACCAAAATAATCAAAGAAGCATTATTTTCCTTGGACCTTTCTATTTCTCTGCAAAATCTCTCAAAGCCGCCGCTTAAAGTGCCAATAAAATCAGAGATAGATTTTCTTTCTATGTAGCACTTGTTATTTGGGTCATTTAAAGCGTAGTCTCCAAATTTTAGACCTTTTATTTCTGTCGGATAGTCTATGACAAGAGGCATTTGCTCTCTTGAGTCTATGAATATTTTAAAGCCATCTTTTATCTCATATTTCAGAGGGTCTTTTGGATAAGAATATTTATTTTCAAATCCCAATTCTGAGCAAAGCTTGTAATAGTCTCCAAAGCACTGATGAAAATAATTTAGTGGAGGGCTGGTAATAGACTTCAGCTCTACTTGGCAAGGAGAATATTTTAAGTCTCTCTTTTGCTTTCTTTGAGTCAAAAAATTTTTTAAATATTCTTTGCGTTTCTCTTGAGTCTGAGCTTTGAGCCAGTTCTTCATGGAGATTTTATTGTTAAAATCATTAGAAAAATAGTAGTCTTTATTTTTAAAATTTATCAACTCTCCAGTGTACAAATCTCTTCTCTCTTCATGAGTTTGGTAATACTCTACCATTCTTATCTTGTGAGATTTTAAGTGAGAATGAAAAGCTTTGTCTGCTTCAAATTCAGCGCTGCATATTTTGCACTTAACCATTCAATACTTCCTCCTCTGTGAGGCCAAAAATTCTAGCTTTTACATCATCCATATTGGAAAGTCTTCCAACTTCAGCTCTGAGAACTTCTCGACGCATGTCTGCCATTTTTATCATTTCTTTTCTAGTCTCTTCATCCTTCCAAAGCATCACTAAGTTCAAAATAGAAGCATTTTCCTGTACTTGTTTGGAGATTCTTTCGCTTCTCTTGACTTTCAAATCATTCAGCAGCTTTTGTTGGCGAGTAACGCATTGATTATATTCTGTTCTAGCAGAAGTAACAGCATCAACCAATGCCATTGGGATTCTTTGTCCAGAATTTACTTCTTCATCAATTTGATTTTGCAAAACTTGAATAGTTGCTTGAATATTAGAAGAGATAACTACTTCTGTAGCTAGCACAATATATTGATCTACTTCTTCTTGAGTTAAATCTGCTTTGTCGTATGTATATCTAATGAAGCTACTCTCAAAAAGATCTCTGTCTACTTGAGTATTGTAGGTTCCTATCTGATGCAAAAATCGATAAGTATGAGAATAAGCAATTACAGAGCCCAATTCTTTCTTTTGTCTTGCTGTAAGCTTGTCTTTATCTAAGCCATTTAAAACATACTTGTTGACCCTAACAAGAGCTCTCTCTAAATTCTTGGGTGGCTTATAGCTTTCTTGGTCTTCCTCTGGCTCCACTTGAACATTTTTTACCTGAGATGGTAAAGTGGCCAAATATTCTTGAATGCTGCGAGATTCTATTGATAAATTATTTAAATCGTAATTATTAAAAAGCTCTCTAGCTAATTCCACAGCAGACATTGTAGAAGCATTGTTGGTAATGTAATCTTTCTGATCTTGAGAAAACTCTATTCTAGTTTTAGGAGTGTATTCGCTCTTAGTTTTTATCTTTAAATCTCTGGAAGCTAAAAACTTTTTGATGGCCTTGCCATAAATGCTTCTGCCATCTAAATCGGGGATTTCTGGAAAAATTTTTTTAGTTAAATCATGAAGACTTGGTGGGTTTTCTTTGTTGTCATTCCAAGTCGATATGATAAGGTCTTGCTGTTCTTGAGTTAAAATTATTTCTTTCATACATCAACCTCTCCGTTAAGCAAGCATTGTCTGGCTTTTCTAATTATTATTTTTTGAATGTTTCTCAGTTGTTTGTTGTAAGCCGTTTCTGACTTCTCATCATACTTCAACTTTAAAATTCGACAGATAAATTTTTCACTTTTATTTTCAATGTATAATAACTTATACACTTGCCACTCGATAGGCTTTAGTATCTGCTCTAGTCTTTTATTTAAATTTTCAGTCGCAAATGCCATATCCAAACTCTGAAATTGGTGGTTATTTATTTCGTTGGAATGCTCTTCCATCGAAACAGTGACTTTTAAATCATAAGCTGCCTTTTTATTCTTGGCCCAATTTTTAAACAATGGACATTTTTCACACTGCTCGTTATATATTCTACAACCATGCTCGCCAAGAGAAGCGGCGCATTTTAAACATGGTCTTGTATAATTGCCATAGTTGTTTCTTATTATGTTTTTGATCTGATTTGAAATCAGTCTATTTATCCAAGGCAATATGGGTTTGCTTTCATCATATAAATGAAGCTTATTGTAAGCGTGAATTCTTACAATTTGAGAAACATCGTCGAAGTCTAGCCAGCTAAGAGCATGTAGAGTCCACCTGTTTCTTCTTTTACTTATCTCAGAGTCAATGAGAGAAATATATTTTTCAAAATTGATTTTATTCCTCTTCATTCATGGATTGTTTGGATGGATAAAAACCAGCTTCTCTCTTAAAGTTTTCCATCGCTTCTTTCTTATCTATGGTAGACACTACTCTAGGAGGTATTTCTGAATCTGAATTTTTTGTTCCTACAAGGTCTCCAATCTTGGATCTTGAGTGGCCTGAGTCATGAGCGATCTCAACTTGAAGAGCCGATAAGTTCCTCATTCTGCCCAAATCAACTGCTTCATTTTCAGAGTCTTCTATTTCTTGTGTAATTCTAGGAGAAGGTTTAGAAACTTTTGGGGCAGGAGCTGTTAAAGCTGAGAAACTGTTACCGCAGTTGGCGCAAAACTTCGGCTTGTCGTACAAGTAGTCTGTGCCATGTCCACATTTTTGACAGTAACTTTTCATAAAGGATTATATTAAATATGCCTAAAAAAATAAAGAAAACTTTTAATTTCACGACAGATGAAGGGGCGCGTTATTCTGTTGACAAAGTAAAACCCCCAGCTAGGGAAAACGCAGAAGGCTTGTGCGATGACCCTAGTTCCAAGCATCCAAAAATTATTATAGACCCAGACTTGTTGCCTAGGAGAGAAATGGCTGTTACTATTGAAGAATTTGCTCATTCTTTCTTCTGGGAAAAAACAGAGAAAAAAGTTCGTAAGTTTTCAGCAGTATTAACAAAATATCTATATTCTCAAGGCTGGAGAAAAGTTATTTGAGTTCTTTAAGTTTTTTAACAATGAATTTTACTAGTTCACTTCTCTTGATGTCCTCTTCTGTAAATTCGAAAGAGTAGATTCCCTTTTCTTTGCTGTCTGGGCCGCTAAATAAAGCTCTTAGCCGCTCAAAGCCCCCAGACTTTCCGCTTGGCAAATCAGACTGGTCAGGATCAGCAAGTATAAAACATTTGCTAAATTCGCCAATTCTTGTCATTAGTGTTACAATTTCTTTTTGAGTGCAGTTTTGGCTTTCATCCATTATAATTGCCTTGCAATTCCAGCTCATGCCTCTAACAAATGACAATGGGTGAGTTTGCACTCTCTGCTGATTGGTCAGATACTCAACTTGACCCTTGGGCAAGAGTTCTTCTAGCTTGTCTACAAAAGGCAAGGTGTAGTACTTGAGCTTTTCATCTGCGTCTCCCGGCAAGTAGCCCATTTTACTGTCTGAGCTCTCTACTGGAGAGCGGATATACAAGATGTCAGAGATTCTCTTCTGATTCATTAATTGCAGGGCGCAATAAACACTAATTAAACTCTTTCCTGTACCAGCGGGGCCGGTAATTAATATCATTTTGGTATTCTTATCAAGGGCTAGATT